GAGGCGTGATATAAAAGCTCCCACCAAGAATTGAACTTGGGCTGAAGGTATCAGAAACCTTAGTCATGACCACTAGACCATGGGAGCCCCTTCTTATATCAATAGTACCCATCTATTCTTTAAGCCCTTTTTAGACTGGAGATTCATCGACACTTTTAGACCTATCATTCACGAGTTTCATACATGTGAGAGAAATTGAGAACAGTCCCGCAGATGTATTCGCGACGATCATAGGAACTACATCGAAATAAATAGAATACACGAGACCTAGGGAACTTGCCACCATATTGAGTCCCAGGAAAGTGTAATTTATAGCTGCAGTATCCTTTGTCTTATAGACATGAATGACTTGTGGAACAAACATGACTGCGATGAGTATAGAACTTGTCAGACCAATACTATTGATAACCCTTTCCATTACATGATACTATTTTCTAAAGTTTAAGTAGATATGAGAGTGCTCATCACTAGCATCATCGTACTCTTGTTGTTCGTGTATTTTTTTTTACGCAGGCGACGACAGAACGCGAGGTACGATTACAAATGCTTTCTTCTCACGGTCAAGGACCAAACGGAAAGACAGGAGCGATTTTTCAAGAGTCACAAAGATGATATCCCAATCGAAATCATTTATGGTGCAGATACGAGAAAAGTTAAAGTCGCCAGAGAATTCGAGGAACACGTAGAACCCGATTATTTCGAGAAAGCGATCGAGATGCACTACGATCCCAGTGTGAAAAGACCTGACATCACGTATTTCAATCTGGGTGCTATCGGGTGTTTCATGGGACACATGGATTTTTATAAGAGATGTTTCAGTCAAGGCCTCAAATATGCTGTCATATTCGAAGACAACGTTATCATCAAGTCAGATCAACTGTATGATCAAATTCAGAGTGTCATCGACGAGAAGGGGAACGACTTTGAGATGTGTTTCTTCCACTGCCTTTCCAGGTTACCCGACAAGAAGGAGGGAACACTCGAAAAGGTTAAATGGATCTCGAGTACGAAATGTTATCTCGTGAATGTGGAAAACATGAAGAAGTACCAACGTTATTTTTACCCGATGGATAACCACGTGGATATGAAACATGAAGACCTCATCGAGAAAGGTGCTCGGGTGTACTATAAAGATTTACGGGAATACATGATCATCGATAGAAGTCATAAAAGTATGATCGGTCACAATGATCACGGGAGTCCCAGCTTCTTCACGAGACATAACCCCTCAGCGACACTCGATGACATTAAATGGGGATACTAATTTTTACAATGAGGAAGACTCATTCTAAAACATGTTCCAAACGGGGCTCGAACCCATGACCTTAGCGTTATAAGCACTACGCTCTAACCAACTGAGCTATAAGAACGGTGCAACTTGATTATATTACTAACCAACTTGTATAACGGTGGGGCACCCCACATCTTAATGAGTCATAAGATCTTTAAGTGTGTATCAATTTAAAATAACTTGAGCATGTTGGCGAGCTCACCTATCATCACCATTTGCTGCGACATTACCATTAATTTCGCCGCATCTGTCTTAGGAGACATGTCCCCGTATCCCACGGTACTCATCGTGGTGAATGAAAAATAGAAAGGATCAATTGGTGACTTGAATCCAAAACTCCCAGGTTTCATCTGACTGTACAAAAGACCGTACAGCGTGGTGATCACGAGTATATTCAAGAAGGTTTTCATGGTATATTATACCTCAATAGAATTATCCTGACTTTTTCTCTTCATACTTGACAGCCACCTGGAGATGGGGTTAGATATGTCTATAGTCGAAGTCGTGTCACAATTAATTATACTGAGACCGTTACAGACATCTGGTTTATTATCTTTATCTGGAAATGCTTCATTGAACGCCTTAATAGAAATTGAAGGTATATCGGGAGCTTCATCTAAAAATCTATCATAGTCTGTACGACACTTCCTGACCAACTCTGTAATATCTGCACGATGTGCAACATCTAGGGATAATTCCATATCTATATTTCGATAGTACTTTGAATACTGTTTGCACATAGCAGAATGTGCCACTTCTAAGTTTGCACTTTGACCAAACTTACTGACGGATGTGAGAATACCGCCGATTACATTTAGGAATGCGAAAAAATACATTACAATCATAATCCTTGTCTTCGTGTCCGAGTCTACATCGTCGTTTCCACTTGGATTAAGAACTGCGAAACCACCAACACCCGTGATACTCGCAATGACTATACTTGGGTAGGACAAGTAGTCGTGTTGTTGTTTATAATAGAGTCGAGCGTGGTTGTGAAGCCATCGGTACCCAGCGGCTTTCTCTGCCCACCTGACGAGAAGCGTCTCTTGTTTATCGCACCAAAAATGTTCATGGGGCACATCCACTTCACCCATTACACTTACACTTAGTCTATATATTTTTCAAGTTCCGGTTTCATTTCCTGTACCCACCATTTCTTTTTTTCTGGGTCCCATTTCGCCCCATGGGATTTCGCAACGTCTTTTTCGTCAAATGGAACATTTAGATATACGCGAGTCATCCACGCCTTCGCTTCTTCTTCAGTTTTGAATGATTTATATACCGCACCTGGGTACCCATCCACTTGTTCCTTAGCTTCGTCCCATGTAGTATATATACCCGGGGTGTGTCCCTTGAATATACTATAAAACTTTTGTCCCTTCGGTTTGCTTGTTCCACCGGCAGTCTCGAATGCTAAAGTATCGACTTCTTCATTTTTGGGATCTCCGTTGTGCGCCTTTACCCATTTCCATTCAACGACTTTCAACTTGTTACGCACGTCATCAATAGCAATCCATAACTCTTTATTTTTAACCGGTGTGCCCGTGGAAGTTACCCAATCGTTCTTTTTCCATTTTATAATCCATGAAGTGATACCATTCTTCACGTATTGACTATCCGTGAATATACAAACTTCTTGGATATCCCTCTTCAAACATTCCTCGAGGGCTTTGAGAATCGCCGTCATTTCCATTGCATTGTTGGTTGTGTCAACCTGTTTACCAGATAATCTAAACAGATCACTAACCACACCCCAGCCACCACGTCCAGGATTTCCCAAACAACTGCCATCAGTGTAAACTTCATACATAGTTAGTTACTGGGTTTATCCTTATATTCTGAAGCTTTCTTTGGAGTTTTACAGATGATGTCACCACAATGATCCCTATTTTGATACACAGAATTTATGGATGTTGCCACCTCACTACACGACTTAAGCGACCAACGTCCTAACTTGGGTTTATCAACTTTAACGAAAAGTTCAAATACTTTCTTAAACATTATCTATATCGGGGGGTGTGTATTTAAGTGGGTTGTCAGGTTTGAAGAAGTCCTTAAATGGACACCCTTCACAACGTCTGTGACGTATCGCACATGTGAGTGTATCGGGTTTCGCGATACAAGGTTTTTTCCGTTGTCGATAGGTTCGTCGTCGTTTAATAGCATAAATAAGGATTGGGGTTTGACACAGAGCTAACATGTTTAATTAATGTGGTTACTCTTTATGAGGTTTTCATGCGCTGGTAGTAATTGAAGATTTGTGTAATGAAAACACTTTCTTTGTTGTTCTTCATCACTCATATCAAAAGACGAACATGGGATGATATGATCTATGTGTGCGTCGGTATAATCTTTACCTTCAACTTTGGTATTTTCCAAATATTTTTTTAAAAAGTCGCTGTCGCATCCAAGTAAGTTTATAGTTTTATCAGACTTAGTCGCCCGTCCATTGAACGCGTGCCACATTCTCTTTCGACACAATTCCAGAAAATATGAAGGTGTCTTATTTTCTTTGGCATTCTTGCGTCTTTCGGTGCGACATTTCGCATTTGATTTTGAAGTCTGTTCCAGAATCTTTTTCTTGTATTCATCGTCATTTTCATAACGGTGCCGTCTTTTTTCATTTATGTTGTTAGCGTTTTCTCCCCAATGTTTTCTAACACGCTCTTTCACCCTTTCTTGATTTTCTTCGTAATATTTTTTCATTCGTTCTGAAATTTGTTCTTTGTTTTTTCGATTATATTCTTTTATATACGCATTTCTACAATCCTTACACTGATTCAAATGTCCATCTTTTGTTTGTTTATGTTTTCCGAAATGTTCAACTAACTTCGTTTCATGACATATTGTGCACACCTTTTCCATCTATCATTCTCCTGGATTTTATTTCTAATTGTAAAACACATAGCTTTTCCGCCCCTATCATTGTAAAAATTAAGATAGTTGAGTATCTTAATTTTTATGAGTATGATATGATGGTATTTTAGACCATAATGAGATCAGTTTGAGAAAGCCAATCCACCCATCCCCGATTGAATTCTAAGAACATTGTAGTTGGTCGCGAACATGTGCATGTTGGTCGCGTCACCAGCGGGGTGCTGGACGACCTGGACCTGCGCGTTATCGATGCGCGAGAAGTTGCACGTGCCAGTGGGCTGGTGCTCCTCGGGCTTGAGCGCGAAAGAGTACGAGTAGATACCGGGCATGGGGTTGCCGGAGTGGTGGTTATAGGGTTGGACCTGGTTGAAGTACTTACCCTTCTGTTCCTTGAAACGATCCTGGCCGTTGAGGATGAGCT